ATTGCAGCGGGGAACGGAGGCCATTTGGGGTGGTCTCAGCGGGCTAGCTGCCACCGGGAGTCCGATCGAGCCGTTGGACTATGCATAATTCTGTAAAATAGGCGCTGAAGCGTTCTGCATGATGGGGTGTCCCCCGGTGCAGAAACCGACTGAATGGATAGGCCACAGCCAAAATCCATTACGAGGTTACCCAATGCCTGCTTATGGTAGCGTGTCTAACGTTACGTTGGGAGCTCTTACCTCAATCGAACTCTAGTGTCTAGCCAGAATTGGAGACAATTTACGCGTTTTGCAGAGTAGCTCTTCGGAGCGTTTGCGGAGGTGCCTTTAGTTGAGCTGTAGTACGCTGGATCAAACAACTACTGGTGACCCGCAAATAGATGGTCGAGAAGTCATTCATTCTATAGTCGGAATAAAACTTTTTCCTCAATTCCCCAAAACCCCCCGTTTTCCCGCTTAAAAATATGTCTAAGAAAGATTTTAGTAAGCAAAAACAGAGCCGATCCAAAAAGGGAAACAAAATAAGCAAGGCAAAAACCAAGGCGAAGGCCCCGAAGAAATATCGGCCAAAACCTAACCGCCGGGAGAAGAGTTACAATGCCATTGCAAGCAACGTCGAGGATTTCGAAGTTAATTGGGATGCTTTGGACTCCAAGGAAGACACTCGTGTCGAAGCCTTGGAGTTTAAAAGTTCCCATGAACATGAGTCCAAGGAATTTGCTAGCATTGAGTCACAGTATACTTTTGAAAATGCCAGGCCAGTCGAAGCTCCGGTAATCCCAGTTACCCGCATGATAAGACCAAACATGTTTATGCAATTGGCACAGCGTGTACCCGAAATTAGAATGGAGCACAAGCGAGAAGAACCGTTGGAGATTGAAGGATATGGAGTCAGGGAACCCAGACCGTATGGCACTGAAGTTCCGGACTACAATTCCAATCCCGGCACAGTTCTTTATTATCGCGAGTTTATTGAGCCGAACGTTGTTAAGTACGACACACTCAAGAAGTATAATGCTTTGAAGCATTGTGTCGGAAGAATGGCGGCTCGTATTGACTTGGATTTTCCAGTGCGTGATGGTTGGACTAAGGTTGATGGTGGATGGAAGCGAACCGATGGGTTGTTTTCAGGGTGGACCATCAATCCACACGCTTTATCTGTGATGTTGAATCTTAAAAACAGCGTTTTTGAGAATGCTCCACATCATGGATTTAATTGGTACAGTGTTTGGTGTTTGGATGATTCTATAAATCGACAACCAGTACATGGCAATTTCCGTGTCTGGAATTACACCGGCACCGTTGAAGCATCTAGCCCGAATGGTATGTTTGTGCGTGTGACTGATATGGACACACAATTTTTAGGCCCTGCCTATGATCGTGATGTTCTCAGAAGTTGCACATTGGATGAACGTGTCAAACATTGTTGTTTGGCTATGGTTCCTCGATTCGCGTGCATGCCGAGGTATGACGAGGTAGCTTCTATAGGGTTTGTTACAACCTATTATAGAAGATTCTTCCCCTACTCGCCAGGCGTTGATGTAAAGATCAGACAGTACTTGCAGAGCGACGAATTCGCCCGACGAATGTTGGAAATTGCTGTCGCTAAGTCTGATCAGTGGAAGAGCAGGTCACTCACCATGTTAAAACTTAGAGGAAGTTACATGGGTGTATCACCGGACGAGGTGGAAGATACATATCAATTCTGGCGGAAACTAAATAAGGTTAAAGATGTTGCCATCTTTGGGGCCTGTTTGGTTTCCGTGATTGGTATGCCTTATGCCTTGTGGCGTGGCCTGAAGTCGAAGCATGAGTTGCGGCGTGACACGATCAACAATATCCGATGGAGAAAGGTTCCAGACCAAGTACCCACTATGATTAAGTGTTCCAAGTTGGAATTGGAAAAATTTGTCATTGATCAGCATAGGGAATTACCGGCTATCAATGACGATTGTTTCATTCGAATCAAGGAACCTTTATCGATGGATGAGTTGGATGTTAAGAAAGAATTTGTTGAAGTTGTTGGTGGCCTTATTAAGGACATTCCGGCTGCTCCACCTAAAAATTGTTCTTCTAATGCACATGCTGCCGTGCGAATCCGCCAGACCTTTGAACGGAAAGTGGATGAGGACTATGCTGATGAGTTTCGGGAGTTTTATAAGGCAGAAAATGCGAAAATTCCGTATCTGGAATTGGACCTGTCCGATGAAGCTCTTAGATCTTACCTGCAGTCTCATTATTCGGCTAAGCAAGCAGAGAAATTGTTCAACATGAATCGCCAGATGCAGTTGAGCAAGAAGGCCTTTGATAAGAATTTCTTTATCAAAGATGAAATGTATTTCAAGAACCATTTCGATGATAAAGTGAAAACTCGGGTCATCATTTCCTATGAGGATGTGGTAGTCGCCTGGTTCGGGTTTATCGGACACCAGATCACAAAACATCTGGCCAAGCACTTTAACCATGATAGCCAATTTTACTATGCTTGCAAATCCAACCCCGACATTTTGGGGAAGGTGGTGGAACAAGTCGAAAAGTTCCCCAAGAAAGGTGACATGGATGCTGTCAATTTCGACGGCAGCTTGACTAAACAGACCCTCGAGGGAGAGGCGCATTACGTGGAAACACGCGTGTCTGATTTTCCCGGAAAGGAGTTGTTTCTAAGCTGTTATTGTCAGCACAAGTACCGCAGCAAGCGTCATGGGATAGTTGTTAAGCAGAAACATGGCAGGATGTCAGGCTCTGTCCTCACATCTTGCATGAATTCTCTTTCATCTAAAAACAAATTTGAGTTCAACAAGGGCAACATCGGAGATTTTCGAGCAATCTGCCTGGGGGACGATTTCATTTTTGGCTGTGAACGCATGGATGTGGCTGCTGTAGAGCGGAATTATGAAAGGCTGGGCATGAAGATGGAGGTGCACATATATGACTCAGCCGAAAACATTGAATTCTGCAGCGGATGGTTCCCCAAAGTTGATGGAGTTAGGCGTTACACTAACAAACCTGGCAAAGTCATGGCAAAACATGGCGTAAATTTTGGCAAGCTGCGTGATAAGCGTGGATACCTTTATGGAATTGCTAAGAGTTTGCTGCCAACACTGGGACATTGTCCCATTGCTGGCGAGTTGATGAGGACAATCGCACGGCTTGGACAGGAGGCCGGAATAAAACCCCGGACCTGGCGAAAGCAGTGGAACCCTTATCGACCTCAGGGTGGCGTCGTTTTGACACCTGCACCAGACACTTATTCGTGGTTTTGCGCAAAATACAGCACTACCTTGGAAGAGGTGTTATCCATCGAGCATGAGATTTCATTATTATCCTTTGAAGATTTTCAATAGGTATGGACTCACCCAGTCATTCAGCGAATGGCCATGATGGACCTTGGGTTAGAATTGGAGGACAACAAGTATCTAAAAATGGAAACTTCCGAAAGTCCGGAACGGACCGAAGAAAAGTTGAAGCTCGATGGTGTGTCAAACATTTTGGAAGCTTGGAGATCAGGATGGAAGTTTGGGCTGGAGGAAGATAAGTTAATTCAGGCGAGGTATGGCAAAGATTATAACCATAGACGTCTGCATGCTTTCTTCAGTTCAATGTCATATCTGTCATTAGATTTCGGGACTTGGTTGCACGAAATGTACAATTCAAGTGCTGAGCACTACTCTGATCCTCCTTGTAACAAATCCAAACTCCAGAAGGAGAAGGCGCGGCGCAAACGTCGGATCAAGAAGAGAAAAGCAATGGTTAGGAAGGTTCTGAAAGCCGGTGGTGGGGCGATGGCCTCTCAGTTTGGCAATCAGTTCAAATCTATCGGTGAGTCCGCCGGTGGATTTTTGGCGAAAGTTTTGGGAGCTGGTGACTATGACGTCCAGTACAATTCCATATTGCGTGGAAAAGTTCCTGACTTTCGGCCTTCCAATCACAGTATTCGTGTGACACATAGGGAATACTTGGGAGACATTTATGGAACACCTGGATTTACGGTCAAGTCATGGGATATTAATCCTGGGCAAGTCCAAACATTTCCGTGGTTGAGCCAAATGGCTTCTTTGTATACTCAGTACACCATACATGGATTGGTTTTCACCTTCAACTCAACATCAGCTGTGGCACTCAATTCCACAAATACTAATTTGGGAACTGTTGTCATGGCCACTCAGTACAACACCTATGATTCTCCATTCCGCACAAAAATGGAAATGGAAAACCACGAATTTTGCACATCCGTCAAGCCGTCTGAATGCGCGATGCATCCGGTCGAGTGTAAAGTGTCAGAGACTCCTTTTCGAGTCCACTTCACTCGAACTGGTGCTTTGAGCGCTAGTGAAGACGAGCGCTTATATGACTGGGGCCGATTTTCGTTGGCGACAGTGGGGATGCAAGCCTCCGCTATCATAGGTGAATTGTGGGTTTCTTATGATGTTGAGTTTGAAAAGCCTAGAGTAAACAATGGGACATTTGGGAACTCCCGTCATGCGAGAGTTTCCAATGCCCAATGGAATCACAATAATCCTTTGGGAATTATTCAGACCGGAGTTGGTGGCAACATGGGCCTCACTGTCTCAGCGACAGGGGCTGGATGGGACACCGTTAACTTTGATCCGAATTTGACTGGAGGAAGGTTCCTGTTGAACTTGGTTACGGATGGAACAGGAATGTCTGGTGGATATACACTGAACTATGTGAACTGCAAGTTGGCTGATGATGGTTGGCAATATAATCTTGTCTCACCAAAATATGAATCTGTGGTTACAATCGCAACCGAAAGCATTGGAGTCTATTTGATAGAGGTGACCGGTCCAGCAGCTAGTATTCAGCTAACGGCGGTCCCCAGTCACACGACTGCACTTGCTGTAGATGTGTTGATATTGCAAGTACCTGGTGCAGAAGACTTTCCGATCACCCCTCCCCCGCTGTACTCAAAACAGTACGTGGAAAGCAAGGAGGCAGAGTGGGAAAGGCTGGAGCGAACCCCGTCGGATTTTTCCGCCGCAGCCGATCGCTGGCTGCGGCATGCGACCGACAGTGAACTTCAAGAATTGCACTACAAAATGAGCCGACTCGCATTGCGCGATCCTGGCTATCAAGGCTAGACAGCCTTCACCGTGTTTGGGCGATCATGAATGTGTGGAAAGCAGCCTACTGATCTGAAAACAACCCTCC